TTAATTTTATTAATTTTATTAATTTTATTAATTTTATTAATTTTATTAATTTTACTTTTGTTAGGGGGCTAGCCCCCTATGACCCCCATAGTATTAATGAATTTTTGTTTTTATAAATATTATAATTGTATTATATATATATGCATAAAATACCCGCAAATTTAGAAAACCCTATAGATAATTCACTATATACAGTGGTAGAATTAGTTGCTCCCACATTTTATTCGTTAGGATTTACACCTAACATGATAACAACTCTGGGTAATATTTGTACAATCATTGCTATTTATTTTTTCTTACAACATAATTATAAAATGTCGGCAGTATTTTTCTTTTTGTCCTATTTTTTCGATTGTCTAGATGGATATATTGCACGTTCATATAATATGGTATCTGAGTTTGGCGATTTCTATGATCATATTAGTGATGCCATAAAATTTCTCTCATTCGTGTTACTATTTCTAATAAATAATCGAAAGTTAGCTTTTAAATATATTCCAGTAATGATATTATTAATTTTATTAATGGGGTTTCATTTAGCAAATCAAGAAATATATTATGATAACCAGGCTTCTTCAAAAACATTACAAATTTTTAACACATTAACAACATCAACAACAAAAGAGGAAGCCGCGGAAATTATGAAATATTCTAGATTTTTTGGATGCGGTACTGTGATATTATTTGTAACCGCGATTATTGCTTACTCTAAAAAAGGCAATAAAATTGATAGGCTTTTCTAGATAAAGTATAGTATTAAACAAACTATATTTTATAAAATGGAGAATAAAGAGTGCGCAATTTGCTACGAAGTTATCGGAACCACCAATGTGTGCGTTACACCGTGTGGTCATGAATTTTGTTTTAAATGTATGTTAAAATCATTTCAAATAAATGATACATGCCCTATGTGTAGAACAACTTATCTTGAAAAAGATGAAATTTTGGAAGAAAGTGAGGATGAAGATGAAGATGAAGATGAAGATGAATATGGTTATGATGATGAAGATGAAGAATATTATTATGAACACGTCAGTCATCGAGACGTACCTATGTATGATATAACAGATAAAAGTATACGCGCTACGCCTACGAAAATATCTGAACAATTACAAAAAAAAGGGTATACGATGACAGATATCATAAGCCTTTTGACAAAAAGGGCCGACCGCCAAGAGAAGCGATATACGCAATCATTTCTCAAAACTATGATAAATGATGTAGACGAAATTATAATAGAACAAGACGAATGTAAGGGTAATGCATTGAGAGAGAGAGAGATGATGGTAAGTGAAGATATAAGAACAAATGAAATCAATGAAGAATATATATTAGGTTCATTGAGATTATTATTCAACGAAGAGTAAGTAGAATATTATTTATAATTTAAATTAATTTAAACAGAGTATTTTTTATTATAATTTTATTAGGATATGAAAATAAAAATGAATTGCGTAATATTTTTCATATCGTTAATATTTTTTTTTTCAAAAAAAATAGTAGTTTAGTATATAAATGTATGATTTTCCGATAAATACAAGATCATTTCCTCATGTTCTACCGGCATACATTGAGATCTCAAAAGGAAGCAATATAAAGTATGAATGGTGTGAAGAATCAAAAATGTTGATGTTGGATCGTGTTCTTCATTCATCGGTGATGTATCCTGAAAACTACGGTTTCATTCCTCAAACGTTATGTGACGATGGTGATCCACTTGATGTATTGGTATTATCACATCATAAATTTCAACCGGGTACAATTGTTCATGTGCGTCCCATATGTTATATGAATATGAGGGATGAAAAGGGTAGAGACGAGAAATTATTAGCCGTTCCAATAAAAGATCCTTGTTTTGACGAAGTAAAAACGATGAAGGATTTAAGCGAATTTAAATTGACCGTAATCAAGGAATTTTTCAAGACATATAAAAATTTAGAAAAAGACAAATGGACATTGATTGAAGAATGGAACGACCTTGATAAGACGTTAGAATTGATAGAAAACACTCATGCTACGTATGTAAATAAGTTACAAAATTGAAATACTTATACGTTACTAATTCATTTGAAACAATTATAAATCAAAATGATAAGACTAAGCGAACAATTATTGAACGATGAATGGACATTTGTTATTCCCAAGTTTGAGACTAAATATATAATCCACAATTTTGACGATGGTAATGAGGGGTATGAGATGTATGATAACAATTGGATTATATTCGGTGATTGGAAAGGAAAAGTAGCTATATTTAACCATATGGATCCAACAATTATACTGAAATCGATTAGTAGATGGAAATTAATAAATTAAAAATTCCGAATATATGAATTATAAAATTGAAAAGATTTTATTATAGAGTTTTTTATAATAAAATGGACTTATTTAAAGATGTTCATAACCATTGGGTAATTCTCATATAATCGTCGGATAAGGTAAGGTAGCGTGTCGTTAAAATCACCATATGGTACATATTTATATACTGTATATTTTTCTTGTGCTAATTTTTGCGATTGTTTGTCGCTCATTCCCATAAGTTGGGCGAATTCTATCACATTATCTAGTTTTTGCTCTCTGATATATTGAACTGCTAAATCGATACTATCTGTATTATGAGTAGCACATAACAGTTTGTCCCCTGGTTTAAAATGCGAGCAAAACGATGAAATACCTGCATTATAGTTGTCGTGTGTATCATTAATTGTATCAAATAAAATATTATATTTCTTATCTTGATTGTAATATGCACCTCTAACGAGTTTAAATCCTATTTTATAGTCACGTGATTTTAATATATCGTGTTTCATAATGTCCAAGTAATCGTTACGGTATAGTTGATATGTTTTATATATACGCAGTTCATCGCGATTATATTGTTCCATAAATTCATCAGTAATAGTATTTATTTTATCTTGGATTTTATAGTCTTCGGCATCTATCAAAACAGTATTATTATTTTTCACAGATAAATTCATGATTTGGTCGAGATAATTTTCCACATCGTGTTTATTATCAACATTCAATGAACTTAATTTAACCGCGATAGTTTCATTTTTAAACTTATGAAATAGTGTTGATATTTCATAAAAATTCGATTTATGGTCTTGGTGATTTTCATTGGTATAGTCCATAATTGCTCGCATATTACGATTATTTATATATTTTTTAATGGTTGTTAACTGTGATTTGCTGCAAGTGAAACGGTTTACAATCGGAATATACATTAATATTATACGTCATTATATTATTTACAAATATAATGACGTATAATATTAATCATCTAACATTTCATTAATTTTTATACAAACATCATTTAATGTTTTTAATATATCTAACCGATCTTCGCTGGGCATATTATTTATTTCTTCCAATTCAGTTGATGATAATTTTATAAAATTACATATTTGATGTTTAAAATAATCTTTTTTATTAGCAAATGATTTATTCCCAGATATTAATTCATTATATCCCATTTTAACATCATGTGATAGATCATACCCAATCATCGTAATATACTTATTTTTCATTAAAATATTTTTATATTAGTTTTCATTAAAATATTTTTTTACACCAACCCCAAACGTATCTTACGGTGACCACTGTTTTCCCTATCAAATAGATATAGTTTAAACATACTCGTTTCGTGTTCTTCTATTTCATCATTCGATCTAAAAAGTGATATTTTATTCAACTTTTTCAAAAACACACTATATGTGAATTGATTATTCTCATATTTTTTATTAAACACATATCCTTCATAGTGGGTTTCCAAAACAGTATCATCATTTTTACAAGCATATAACATATCACATTCCGATTGAACCTTTCGTATCGCTTTAACATCGTCATTTAACTGAGGAATTCGCATTTCAAAACGGGTTACAAATTTATCACAATTCTCACATAAAACATTATCGAAAACGTGTTTAAAAAAATAAATTTGGTTTACGATATCAACCGCTCTTCTGATAGGACTTGTTATATGTAGATATGAATTCACATTCAATACATCGTGTTTTGTATTTAAATCATCGCTATATTTTTCATAACTACCTGATACATTATTCCATAAACTGATTTTATGACGCATTTGATTGTCGGTGTTCGAAACAATATCTTCTTTTTTCGAAACTACTCTAAATATGCCGGTTTTACAGCTATATAATTTTTCGGCGGCGGTTGTATTCATATAAATCATCCAATGTGATACAACGTCATGACTATCAATAATATCGCGATTTATGGCTTTAGTGATTTTATATAAATTTTGATAATCGGTGTTATTCAATAACTCGGGTTGTTCGTATGAATAATTATGTTTAATATTAATCATCGCATTAAAAAAACGAATAGAATTATCATCGATTTTATTCTCATTTATATTATAACAAAATTCCATACAAAACGATACTCTTTCTTTGTTTTCAAGAAGACTACAAAAATTATCAGACAATAAATCAGGTAACAAGGTTCGTCTATCTTCTGGTAAATAAATCGTAGACACTCGGTCGGTTAAATTGCCCCACATATCTAAAAAATCTAACATTATGTATACATTCGCAATATAAATCGCTATTTTATAATCCCCGTTAGGTAAGACAGTAATACTAAATCCATCGTCAAGGTCTTTGCTTCCTTCTGGGTCGATTGTATAAACATTTTCATTGCGTCTATCTTCAATGTTATATTTTTCGGATTGTAAAATATTAGAAATAAGTTCTTCTTCATTCGTTTGTTTTGAATATACTTTTACTTCGCGATTAAACATAGCAATAGAATAAACCAACCGATTACACCATAATTGATAACTACAAAAAGAGGAATAATTATCTACATTACCGAAGGTTTCGCTTAGAACACCTATTGGATGTTTCCCGTCCCAATTTCGAAAGCTAAAAAGGACATATTTATTAGTATAGTCTTTAACAAATCCAATACGTAAATCATAAGGTATTAAAAATATAGGCAAAGTCTTATCATTCGGAATACATTTATAAAACATTCTATCATTTTTTGCTTTACCATAGGTTTTATTTCCTTGTAAAATTAATACACCCGCGTGGTGTTCATATTCTCTTACATGTGATGATAAAATATGTAAAACATTATTATTCATTTTAAATTGATCATTTGAAAATAATTTTAATTTCAAAGGGTCTATTTTTGTATCTATTTGAGGTACTGTGTACCAATCATTATAATCACGTCTATTACTAATAAATGTGTGCATTGTATTGTGTTATCTTATATTAATATGGTTATATATTTAAATCATTTTATATATAGAATTAACTACTATATCTTTATTTAAACAACAAATGCGTTAAAGTTTTATCAAAAAAAGGACAGGTGTCTATTAAATCCTTCTGTCTTTCTTTTATTAAATCAGGTTTAGTATAATATGTTTTAACAGTTTCAAAGTTATTTAAACAATAATCAATATCAAAATTAGTATTACAATTATATTTGTTAGAATAAACGCTTTCAAAATAATCTATAAACTTGATATCATCACCTAATAATCGATTATGTCTAAATTTAATTACAGGAATATTATAAGCATTAGAAATGATAACGCCGTGTAAAGAAGATGAAAAAATAAATTTACAAGCATTAATCTCATCTATTACTTGTTTAATACTATCATTATCATTATTTATATATAAGTTAATAACACATATATCAGAATTATTAAAATATTTATTTAATTCATCATAATCAATTACATTAGGTATTATACCAATCTTATATTTTTTAATATTACTGGATTTATATAATAAAGAGGTTAATAAAGCAGGATCTCCGTATTTTTCGGGAATATCATTATAATATTTCAAAAGGGCTTTACGTGTTTCAGGTCCTCGAACACAAAAAACTTTATGAAAATCTATTTTATTTAGATCTCTTGTAATCGTACCGGTTCCCCATATTATAGAATTAACATTAGAATAGTCAATAATCGAACCTATAGAAAGATAGTGAATATCATTATTTTGTTTACAATCCTTGTAAAAAACGGGTTTGATACCTGTTAATTTTTCAAAAATGAATTTAGACAATATCTCTCCAAAATTTCCTTTTTTACAATTACCTCCCAAATAAAATAATTTTGTATACATATCAGTTGAATGTGTGATAAAATTTATTTTAGTATTGTTAATTATTGTTGTATTATATTGTTTTAGTATATGATTTTTAAACTCGGGTGCAATATTATTTAAATTAATATCACTTGTTTTATTAAGTTCATCCAATGATTTATACGTATCTTCGATTTTTAGTAATGATTTTATTTTTAAATCAATAACATTTTCAAACGTATATCTTTTTCCTTTTCTTGATTTAATCCATTCAAAATAATTTTGATAAGAATTCTGTAGTTGAAATGCACACATACGACGACGATACGATAATTTCTCACAAGATTTAAAATTATTAAAATGCAAAAATAAACATTTGTTATAATAAGAAATGGTTGGATTTTTTATATTGTAAATTGGATAATCAGGATAACCCTTATATTGTTGAAATTTAAAAACATTTTTTTTATAAATATATGCCTCTTTACAATACGGTTGCGAACTATGTAAATAATCGGTTGTAAATAGTATATTAAAGTTATGCGTAACAACACAATCCATTTTTTTATTTGAAATTTCGTTGTAACAATAATTTAATACATCTGCGTCGTATAAAATAAAATCATCATCCCATCGCATAACAACGTCATTTTTAGAATAATCAGATAAAAGTTGTTTTTTTTCACCTAAATTTTTTAATGATTTATCATTTAATATTTTTACGTTTTCATATTTATCAAATATTGAATAATCAAAATAATATGCAGAATCATCATAAATTAATATTTCATCTACAATATTTACTATACTCGTTATTGAATAAAATAATAAATTATGAGGGTCATTAGTTACAGTGCAAGATGTTATCTTTAACATCTCTCTATATTGTTGTAATAATTTATTAGTTGCAAATAATATAATATAATATTTAGACAAGTCGTTACCGCGCGTTAGTAATATATGTATGCATTGTCTTGTATTATATTTCTAATATTTTTAAACGATTTTATATATAGAATTAACTACTATATATCTTTATTTAAACAACACAATTTTATTAAATTAATAAATCCTCCTTGTAAGTTAGAAAGTAGTTTATCTAAATTAGTTAACATATAAATATCTAATAAAATGTCTTTCATTTTTGTATCAGGCGGAATATTTACCCAATGTAAGTTACGATAATTATTAGCAGAAAAAAATCCAAAACATCTACACTATCAGTTGCTAAATCAATATAGTCATATTCTGTAAAATATTTAATATTATCATGATATAATTTTTTATAATCACATCTAATATCGGTATTTCTAACTTGAACGCCGATATATAATAAAAAATCTATCTACAATATATAATGGAAAATTTAGACAAATCATTACGGGTTTTAACATACTATCATACATCTACTCGTAATATCGGTCTATATAGTTCATTGGCGCTTGGTGCACTTGTCTACTCCCGATATCATAGAGGAAAAACGTTTTTGATTAATATCGCAATGATATTAATATCTTTAATATTTTCTATACTTTCAACAATAATTGGAGTATACTTATTACAAGATATACAAATTATATCAAACGATGATGCTTCAATTAAATCTGTAATAGATAAATGGATATTGATACCTAATGTAATGATGATGATAAATGTAATTATCATAATTTCAACATTATTTGTTTTTTTCAATCAATTTCGTTAATTAAAAAATTTGTAATTTGTTTAATACTTGTGTTTTATATTAAACAAATAAATGAACTATGAAGCCAATGCAACCGCAATTTTAAAAAACGTAGCTCCTAATGATTTCGCCAATCCAGATAATATTAATTTATATCAATCTAGATGGGAAGATTTATTTATCATACTAGCTTTATTTACAGAGGATAATGCAAAAGGTATAGAGGCGTTTGATAAATTAATACAAAATAATTTACAAAAAACCCACTTTTTAACAAACCCGTCAATAATGCCTAGTATTTTATGGTCAATGATCATACTCGGATTACGAGACACATATACAATCAATCGTTTATTTGATAGTATATTTCAATATCAAAAATGGTTTGTAGAGAATAGAGACCCATATAATAAAGGAATTATATCGATATTCCATCCATGGGAATCTGGTAGAGAGTTTTCACCCGATTGGATTGATGCATTAGATAATATTCATTTAGACAAAGTGGACGTTATTCGAAAAACACCGTTTAAAAACAATAATACTCAAATTGAAAACGTGAAATATTTAATGATATTAGAAAAAATGCGAGAATTAGAATGGGATAGCAAAGATATTTACAACAATGGGTTATTTAATATATGTGATCCAACTGTGCAGTTTATATTTTTGCGTTCTATCAAAGATCTTTATAAAATTGCGATCTATTTAAATCGTACAGAAACATACAAAACTATTGAAAATTGGATTGATTTATATTCATTTGGGAGCAACTATTTATGGAATACAAGACATAATGCTTATTCCGTGTTAAACCTAAACACAAACATATTGTTTAACGGTATTTCGTGTGGTTCATTGTTATACAGTTACGCAGATGTTGGTAATAATGAACAAAAAGAGGCATTATATTTACACAGTAAAAGGATTATACATTATTCAAATAACTTGTTCCCGCATTGTTATTCAAATAAAGCCGATTTTCAAGTAAAAAAATATTGGAATGGACCAACATGGTGTCTAATGAATTTATTATTAATATTTGGATTTAAACAATGCGGTAAAACTGTTATATCAGATAAAATAAAACAAAACCTAAAACATATAATAGAAAATAACGGTTTTTTTGAATTTATAAACCCAACCACGTGCTTAGGTAATGGTAACGAAAATGATATAGGAACGGCATCGATATATTTATTATTAATGAATAATCTATTATAGATCGCATTATATTTTTTGTAAAACGTATTATATATAAATAAATTATAGCAGATGAACAATTTTGAAAAAACGAACGAATGGTTACGCAAAACATCTGAAAATGCTTCCGAAACACGTGCATATAATGCGAAGGTAGCTAATGGTGAAAGTACCGAAGCATTTAATGTGATTGAACGACGACTAAGACACGGTACCAAACGTACTCTTATTGTAAGCCACAATATAAATACATATGACGAAACAATCAATAATTTTATAACAGAAACAATTGAAATGGTTGATATATTAAAAAATAAAATATCAGAATTAGAAGATCAAATATCCGAATTAAAAAAATAACCAATATGTTCTAATATTTTAGAAACCCATATTTTAAGGATTTTATTATCTAATTATATATAAAATGGATATATGTTATCCTTTTTATGCTATATATAAAATATATCTCTACGCTTTATCATATATTTCGTTTATAATATCAAGTTTTTTTTCAGAAAGTCCAAGAAAAATACGGTTGGATGAGAGTAAAAATACAACGCATATAACATATTCAAAGGATGAATATGATAGAACAATGATAAAACGCGATAGTTTTTCAGTATTACCCTTTAATCAAATCTAATGACCCTCTAAACCGAGAGTTCCGATACCCTGACAATGAGGGCATTTGCAATATCCTTTTCCGTCTCTATATGTTTCTTCGCAATAAGCGTGTAATATAATATTGCATCGAATACATACTACACAATCAATCCTCTCCACGTGTTCCCAACATATTAAACAGTCTTTATTATCATTTATTATATGATTAGAATATGTATTCCCCATTTTATATAATAATTATTTATTGATAATTATTCTATTTATAACAATTATCAATTTTATGTATTAATTGTATTATTAATTATCTGTGTATATTTGGTAGCGTGTTTTGATGGATTTTTATCAGGATGATATTTTAAAAGAAGTTTATGTCTTGCCTTTGCGTTCGAATGCCCTTTTTCTAATAGTATATTCATTTCAATACGAATTCGTTTTTCGTCTATGGTTAAAAGTGAGTATTTCATAATATTGTTTGATTTACGTCTTTCATCACGTCTTTCTTGACGTTTTTCTTCGTATTGACGTCTTTCTTCTCGTTCTTCTTGTTGACGTTTTTCTTCGTATTGACGTCTTTCTGCTCGTTCTTCTTGTTTACGTTTTTCTTCATATTGGCGTCTTTCTTCTTGTTGGCGTATTTCTTCTCGTTTACGTATTTTGTTGTCTTTTTCGCGACGTTTCTCTTTTTCTATAAGTCTGGTGTGTATTTTTTTTTCTCTTTTTTTTCGTTGATTTTCGGTTTCAATATTATCAACTATTTTCGATTTATTAATATATCCGGGGTTTAAAATACGATTCCAATAATCTTCGGTATCTATTTTTGTTTGTTCATCATTGGATATGTTTGATTTTTGTTTTACAATGTGAATTTCTTTTAGTTTTTTTCGAGCTTTTCGTTGTATTTTATTATGATCTACCTCATCATAGGTATCAATATTAAGACAGTTAAACATATTATATTTTATAGGTGTTTTATATACCATTAAACCATTAAATATATATCAATTTTATCGTTCAAATTTATATAATATTCAAAGTATATTTATAAAACAAAATAAATGGTTCTTATCAATATTAAGTAATGGGACCAAAAGTTTACAAAAAAAAATCAACATATTCATCTACTACATCCACAAATATAGGAAATGCTATTTACTTAATTATTGTAGAATCGCCTTCAAAATGTGGTAAAATAGAAGCGTATCTTGGACAAGACTATAAATGTATAGCAAGTAAAGGTCATATAAGAGAACTAAACGGTTTGAAGAACATTGATATTAAGAATAATTTCGCACCAACCTTTACAATTATAAAGGAAAAGGCACAACACATTAAAACAATGCGTGAAATCATAACGCAATTTAAAAAGGAGAATATTATATTGGCTGCAGACGATGATCGAGAAGGAGAGGGTATTGCATGGCATATTTGTGAGGTATTTAATCTTCCAGTGGAAACGACAAAACGGATATTATTTCATGAAATTACACAAAAGGCTATTAAAGATGCTATAAAAATGCCTACAATAGTAAACATGGATCTTGTAAAAGCACAACACGCTAGACAGATCTTGGACATTTTAGTGGGATTTAAGATTTCCCCTCATTTATGGAAACATATTTTCAGTAGTAAAAGTAATGCACTTTCGGCAGGTAGGTGTCAAACCCCTGCATTAAGGTTGGTATATGAGAACGAGTTGGAACGAAGGGAAAAGGGGCTTGAGAAAAGTTACAAAACGGTAGGTATTTTTACGGATAAAAAAATAGAGTTTGTTCTTGGACATAATTTTACAAAAGAAGGATGTCTTGAAAAATTTCTATTAGAAAGCCAAATGTTTTCCCATATGTTAACAGTTGATAAGGATAAGAATTCGGTTAAATCTGCTCCATCCCCATTTAATACATCAAGATTATTGCAGGTGGCGAGTAGTACACTAAGTTCCGGACCAAAATTGACTATGCAATTGTGCCAGAGTTTATATCAAAATGGTCATATTACCTATATGAGAACAGATAGTACAAAATACGCGCCTCCATTTTTAGAAACAGCGAAGAAGTATATTTCAAGTACTTATGGTGAACCTTATCTTGGACAGTTTAATACAATAATAAACAATAACAAAGAAAATCCTCACGAAGCGATCAGAGTTACAGATATAACTAGAACCTCCATTACGTCTACTAATAGTAAAGAAATGTCCTTATACAAGCTTATATGGAGAAATACGATTGAAAGCTGTATGGCGAATGCGAAATATTTAAATACAAATGTGAATATAACAGCACCAGAGATAATATTGAGTAAAAAGTCCAAGAAGATCACGTACCAACATGTGATAGAAATGCCTGTTTTTTTGGGGTGGAAGATAGTAAATACGCGCGAGACATCAATCGATGAGATAAACGGGTTAAAACTGTATTTAAAGTCACTTCAAACACAACCAGTATCTTGGACAAATATAAAGAGCACAGTAGTGGTTAAGAATAAAACGGCATATTACACTGAGGCGAGTCTTATAAAAAGGTTAGAGGAACATGGTATAGGACGTCCATCTACATTTGCTACGTTAATAGAAACAATACAAGACAGAGGATATGTTAAGTGTACAGATATAGTTGGAGAAAAGATGAAATGTAATGAATTTATACTAACATCTGAAATCTTGGACAAAACATTAATTGATAAGGAATTTGGAAATGAGAAGTCGAAGTTACAGATACAAGACTTAGGAATACTGTGTATAGAATTTTTAGTAAAGAATTTTGAGAAGTTGTTTTCATATAACTATACAGAAAACATGGAGAATGAGTTAGATAATATAGCCAAAGGGCTTGGACATGATAGGTGGTATGAGATATGTGAACAGAATTTAAACGAGATAACATCATTATCAAAAAACATTTCAAATATAAAAAAGGAGAGATACATGTTAGATGAAAATCATGAATTATTATTTACACAATATGGCCCCTCTATAAAAAAGACAGATGGTGAAGAAACGATATATCTAAAAACAAAGATAGATAAAATAGATATGGAAAAATTAAAAAACGGCGAATATAATTTACAAGAATTGGTAAAAACCGAAGAAGACTGTTTAGGAAAATACAAAGGGTTTAATTTAAGTATAAAAACCGGAAAATTTGGTAATTATTTTGAGTACGGTACAACCCGTATAAGTGTGAAAGAGTGGAAGAGACCTATTACCGAAATGGATTATGAAACGGCTATAAAGATGATAGAAGAAAAAGAAAAGAATACAAGTATTATAATCCGGGCCATTAATTCAGAATTAAGTATTAGAAATGGTAAATATGGTCCTTATATTTTATTCAAAACAGAAACCATGAAAAAGCCCAAATTTTTCCCATTAAAGAAATGTCCAATTGAGTATAAAACATGTAATAATAATGAATTAGTAAATTGGATTACAAAGACGCATTTAGAAGGAAAATAATGATATAGGATATAGACATGTATAGTACCTCATTTATAAAATATTTCTATATATTTATCCTATTTTGTGTGGTATTTTTCGCAACATATAACTATGTAACAGAAGCGGTAGGTTTTAAATTTTTAGCAGGGTTAAATGGGTTATATTTAGTAATATTTTTATTTCAAATATTAAATGATGGTGCGAAACAATTTAAATCATTACGAATAGATATACCTGAAACAAGATTTTCGAACACAGATCATATAAATCTGCCCTTTTATTTGGTAATATTGCCTTCATTAATAATGCAATTAATCGCATCGGTGTTAACATTAACAACGACGGAATATCTGCAAAATAAATACAATATGATAAAATTAACTAGAAACGACAGGTACAAATTAAATATGTATAAATGGATGGCGATTATTGCTACAATTTCAGTAACATTTTTGGTATATAGTTATTGTAGTGATTTCAATACAGGATTGAATAGTTCAAATTTCGCAGGTTCATATAAGACGTTATTACTGTTAGGATATTTATCAAGTATTCTGTTTCCTCTAATTAATTTATATTTATCAAAAGAGTTATCAAAATTAAAATTTTCATCAACTGAATAATACATTCGTAATGAAAATATATAAAAGATATTTTGTTAATACAAAATATATTGTATGAAATTTCACGAAACTTCATTTGATGATTATTTAAATGAGCATAAAAACATAGATTTTCATCCTGAATTAACAGAAACGTTTCATAGTAAACACGTGCAAAACAAAAATAGCATGGGCGATTTAATATTATATGGACCACCTGGTACAGGAAAATATACACAAGCATTAAAAACGATAAAACCCTATAGTTCAAGTGAATTAAAATATGAGAAAAAAATATTTTTAAATTCAGAAAAATATAATTTCGCATACAAGTTAAGTGATATTCATTATGAGATAGATATAGCATTATTGGGATGCAATGCTAAATTGATATGGCATGAATTATTTTTACAAATAGTGGATATAATATCAATGAGTTCATCCAAATTTGGTATTATTTTATGCAAAAATTTTCACACAATTCATGCAGAATTGCTACCTATTTTTTACAGTTATATGCAACAGTATAATAATAAGATGCAGCCAGTTCAAATTAAATATATATTATTAACAGAGCAGTTAAGCTTTATAAATAATAACATATTAAATTATGTGAAAGTTGTGAATGTGAAACATCCTTCAAAGGATATATATTATGATTATTTAAAGTTATCCGATGAAGTTAATAATAATTGTATATTAAATTTAAAAGAAACCAAGCTATTGGAAAAAATAGATAATATAGATCAAATACCC